ATAGAGTTCCTTTCTTTTCTCATCTCCAGGCTCTGGTCCATCGCTCGGTTTGAATTCAAAAAAAGTAACCGGCGTATTTAAATCACCGGCTACTATATCTGGTCTTTTGTATTTTGAATTAATTGGCAACTGTCTCACCTGCCAAATCAATCGAAGCATCCATAATCATCGTTTGAAAATTATCATAGAAGTATTCGAGAGCTTCATTACGTAAATAGCGAGTACGTTCATAAACCAGCTCTTTTCCCTTTTCGTACTTGTTGGGTTCAAACTCTCCGATAATTGATTTTATATCGGCAAATCCACTCTCCAATTGTTTACCAATGCTTGGATCTTCGGAAGAATGAAAGATGCGGAAACGTTCTTTGTATTCATCAATAAACACTTTATCGTTCATTCATCATCCCTCCAAAAGATCAAGCAAATCTTGCTTTTTAGCGTTGCTTGCATATTCAATTGCACGCTCGTCCAGCAACGCTTTTAGGTCTGGAACCGTAAGGCTAGAATAGTCTACAGTCGCCATACGAGCGTTAGGCGTTGTTACTCCCCCGAGCTACCCTGTTCTGGTGTGAAATCTAGATCGTAGATTTGAGCTGCATCGTTGTTCGTTGGATAACCATTGCCAAGCATATCGATTGCATAAAGTGTTGCACGCTTCATCGCAAACGTTTCTTTGTAGACATATACTTTTTCTGGACGAGATTGCGTAGCTTCGTATTCACCACCAACATAAGCAATCAATTTGTTTTCTGGAACATCGATTGATTCGATAATATGATCAACATTGATAAATGGCATGTTTGAGCCATAAACGTTATTAAGGTTAGCGAAAGTCACAGCTGAAATAATGTCATAGTAGTTGACTGGATTAACAATCAAATACACATTTCCGGAAACTTTTCGATATTCAGTAGTACCAACATCATTTTTATCGATTTTGTAAGTGTATTTAGACAATTTTTTCATTACACCGGCAAGTTCAGCAACAATTTTATTTTTTGCAAAAGTTAATGTGCCAGCTGATGCTTTATCGGGATAAACACCACCTGTTACTGAACCATCTAAATCTTTTAGCAAACCAATAGGTTCGTCATTACCGGTTCCTGTAATAACTTTTTCTGCCCAAATATCACGAACAGCTTCAGTCAGAGAGATATTAATAAACCGATCAATCCAACGTGGCCCTAAATCAAGAGTGTCATTTGAGATTAAGAAGAATGCAGTCAGCGCAAGTTGAACGAATTCAGCAGCGCCAAACTTAGCATCCAATTGTCCTTCTAAATCTTTGTGCAATGGTCCGAATACCGCAACACCCGATCGACGAGCACGAATTACTTTCACCCGACCAACAGTAGGCGTAAAGTTGATAATGCCTAAAATAGGATGATCCTTTTGCAAGTTTTCAAAGATACGTTCCAAAATAGTTTCTGGCCAAACCAGATCAGAATCAAATCCACCAGTTTTGACAGCCTCATTATAAAACTTAGTTTCTTCAGCTGTAAGAGTCGGAATACCACGAGCTTCTAAAACACGGTTATCAGTTACATTTTTCAGTTCTTCGTACTCTGCACGAACTTGCTTTCCAGCATCTTCTGCAATAGCAGTAACATATTCTTCTAAAGCTGCATTGATTTGTTCAGGTGTTGCATCTTCTTTTGCAGAAATTGCATTAAAAACCTTCTTTGCATCCGCAGTTTTGTCAGTAATTTTCAACATAATTTTATTCTCCTTTTCGCAATCGTGCGACTAATGATTTTTGTTTTACTTCTTGTTTCGACTGATCAGCTGTTGTTTGTTGTACATTAGCCATCGCAACAGCAACAGCGTTTTGAATCATTGCAGCAATATCTTGCGATTCATCTTGCTGTTCCTCACGCTTTACAAAATTTGCAAATCCAAACTTAACTGCTTCGTCAGCTGTGAACCATTTTTCTTCATTCATCCAATTTTTTAACTGATCAAAAGTCTGGCCTGTCCGCTCTGAATAAATTGATAAGATAGATTCATCAATCGTTTCTAATGCATTTAATGTTTTCTGAATGTCTTGTTTATTGCCCCAAGTAAAAGTTGAAGCTTCGTGAATCATCAATGATGTACCAACATTCATAATGACTTCATCCGCACCAGCTAAAATAAACGTTGCAGCGCTAGCCGCCAAACCGGTCACTTCAACTACGATTTTTGATGTATGGGATTTCAAATAATTATATATCTCGATCCCCTCAAAGACATCTCCACCAGGACTATTTAGCTTAATTACGATATCCTCTGTTACAGGATCAAGCGTTTCTCTAATATCTTTTGCATTGATAACATCATCATCACGCCAATATTTTTTTTGCACATTTCCACTCAGAGTGAGAATGTGTTTACCATTTTGGATCTCGTTGGCAAATTGAAACGGTACTTTTTTAACTTTCGGCATTTTTTTTCTCACCCCCTTTCATTACTTCTTGGTAGTTCTTAGTCATAATTAATTTCTGTCCTTCCCCATCTGGTAATGGTTCATAATCCGTTTCTTCACGCACCTCGTCACGCAAGAAAGTTCCTGAGGATACAATCTTGTCAATCTGCGTCGCATTTTCAAGAATGCTTATCGGTAGAACTTTGGAAATTTTAATCCGTTCACCTCTACTGTATTCTTGCTTTGTCAGAATTTTTGCCATCAGCTCGTCTTGAAGTTTCTTGACTAAAGGCGCTATACACAGCTTTCGAAATGCTTTGATATTCGAATCAAGTTCAGCTTTCTCACCATAAATAAGCGCCGTAGGAACTCCTATGGCGTTTGCTATATCATCGATCAATGATGATTTCATCTTATTTAGTTCATCAAGGGATTGGTTTGATACACCTTGCTTATTTGTGTATTCTTCATACTCAAACCCTTTTGTTTTTGGAACGATTGCTACCGAATTTGTTTTGAATGAATTCCATATTTTATCAATATAGGCCTGTAGGCGTTCTGATCGGGTTTTACCATCTTTGCCAACTTCATCATTCATACCACCTGTTGATTCAACAGAAACAGATCCACGAATTTGATTGTTACGCATAGCGACTTCTAGGATTCGTCCAAATAGCTCGGCGTAATCTTCGAACAAGCCTCTTGTAAATTGTTCTAACTCTTCGTTGTTATACTGCATGTAAAGAACGTCTGACATCGTCCACGTCCGTTCAAACACGTAATTCTTAACCATCACGTCGGAAAAGACATCATCATACACAGCATATTCTGTTCGACTAAAATCATCAGCGATTAATAGCTGATTATCGTCTGTAAATATGACCAACACTTCATTATCATCAAGCAATCGATAAAAGAACTTTTCCCAAAAAACAGCTGCTGACATATCAGAATTGGGACGAACGTTTAGAATGTAATCCCAATCCGCAATACTATATTTATTTTTGAACTTTACTTCTAAAGTCGACATCGTCCTTGCAACAAAATCAAGAACCGTGTTCTTAGCCATGATTTTTAGATAGGAACGTTTAGCAGTTTCATCACCGACTACAAAATCAGGAAGCCAATCGCTTGGATTTTCACCACGGATTGACTGCTTAAAGATATCGAATAAACTCACATATTTTCACCACCTTTCTTTTAAAAAAAGAAGACCTTTTAGTCTTCTTTAATAACTTAATTTAAAAAATTAAATAGCGAATCATCTTGACAACTTTCTCTAAAACCTTTCAAATAGAATTCTAAGTACTTCCAGTTTTCATTACTATTATCTATTTTCGAAATTATATGTGATTCTGCTAATTTTTTGGAAAAGAAATAAATACAATCTTCATTTGAAGTTAAAAAATTAAAATATTTGGAAACAAAAAATAATAATTCTTGTTCTATATCTTTTTCTGAAGCATTCAACTTACTTAATAATCCTACCGATTCTGCTTCAAAAGATCCCTTTTGATTAATACTATTTATTTGTACTTTTAGATGAACATCCATTATTTCCTGTTCATTTCTTAGTATTGATTCTTTCATTGAAGGTATAAGATTTATTTGATAGTCCTCTTTCAATTCTGATAATATCTCTTTTCGTGCTTCTTTTTTTGTTTCTTCTTTTAATTGACTTATTTGTTTACTTGAAAGTCTCCATTGAAGAACTCCCACAAAAACTAAAATAATGCTTAGTAGACCTAAAAACCACATTAGATACATATCCTGCTTTTCCATCGTTAACTTTACCACTTCAACATATTCATCTTTAATCAAAGTAACTTCTCCTTTTTAGATAAGATTATACCATTATACAAAATATTAAGAAATAATTGTCTAAAAATCAATCTCATCCAACAAGTCGAATGCATCATCAAAGCTGTAGTCAATGATTTCATCGGCACGCCACAAGGCATATTCAAACGCCTTGAACCCATCTGTTTTTCTTCTGACTTCTTCTTTTTTCTTATATGACTTATTACCATCGCCATTAGTTTTTACCAGGACATTGTTTGTGTACCAACGCATCAGAGGATTATCTCCAAAAATAATATGCTTGTTCGCAAATGCGTCTTCAATTCTTGGAGCAAGCAAGTTATCGGCAGAAGTCGGATTTCGAATCACTTCGATCTCAAAACCAGCTTCTAAGAACAATGGTCTTAATAAATCCATTCGGAAATTATCGGCTACTATTTTTGTTATACCGTATTTTTCACGTTGCTCAACAAACCAACCAACAACTGTTTTAGGATCGATTGTTGGGCCGTCTATGACCGTCAGTAATCCTTTTTCTTCCCATTCCCTTATTGGAGCAAACTTTTCTTTCGTTGTTTCACCAGCAGTTCTGGAATAACCGTAGTAAATGTCCACAAATTGCTTTCTAACGAATGAATGGCTCTTGAATACATAATCATCCCCATCACGAAACAAAAGCCCACAAGCGGCGAAATCTCGCAAGCTAGCATAGTCCAAACCACCAATTGCTTGCTTACCTTGCAATTCTGGGAAAGGACGATTCGTTGACATGATTTCCTCACGACTGGCAACCGATCGTTCTAAGTCTGTAACTGGCAGATTCATTCGCTTTGTCATGAATTCCTCTCGATTGCTTGGATCATCTTCTAAATCTTCATATTCTTCCATAACAGTTTCAAAAAGATTGTCAGCATACTCTGACAAAGGTTTGTGGAACATTGGATTAGCTAGTTCCCAGTTCTCCGGATCATTCACTTGTTCTTCTAAATCTAGTTTGCAAATGAATGGAAAAAGAGCATTGAAACGGACAGAACCGTTCAACACTCTTTTCGCTTTTTCTTTCATATTGTCTAAGAAACCTTCTCGAACATAGCCGTCTGTCCCCACATAAAACTCCCTTGGGTTAGGACGTTTACCAAGCCCACTGATATGAACTTTTACATCTTTGTTTGATTCATATCGATGGATTTCATCAAAAGCCACTGCTCCATCACGCAATCCATCTTTTGTATCGCCGTTACTCGTGCGGAATTTTATCTTACTTCCAGTTTTTTTACTGGTGATCACTGACTTCCCATATTCGAAAGCTTTTTGCAATGTCTTATTTCGTTTGATCGTATTGTATATTTCTTCGAATGACGTTTTCGCTTGATCTTCACTATTAGCAACGATCGAAACATTGTAGTCCATGATACCGTGCATTTCGGTTTGCAGGAAATTTAGGACCACAGATAACAGTCCGTTTTTACCTCCACCACGACCAAACATCCAAAGAAACTTACGGTAAACATTCCGGTTATTCTTTTTGAAATAAAAAAAGATGAATGCGATTAAGAACTTCTGGAATGGTTGCATTGGGAAATACCATTTCTCCCCATAAGCAATGCACTTATCGATCATTACATCATCGAAGTAAACATCATCTCGACTAAGAACGTCACGCTCTAAATACTCAATTAAATCTTTCCGCTCTTTGTTAAACTTTATTTTCCCTGATTTGAATTGTTCGATATAGGAATCAACATGTTTTTGATGAATCATGTTAGATCACTCTCATCGTAATCATCTTGATTATCAGTGACTACTTTACCGTTCAAATCATCAAGATTAAGATCTTTACCAAGAGCAATAATTGCACGAGAAATCGTAACTTTTTGGGCGATTGCTGGGTTAGTTTTAAGATACGTTTGAGTGCCATTAAAGCCTTCGACAATTGGTCCGTATTGCTTAACAGCTTTATCCATTTTTCGATAAAGCCTAACTAAATCAAGGTATCTCTCAACTTTTTCAAGTTCCATCTGATCGTTAACGTCAATCTGCCTCAGCAACTGTTTCTTTAAATCTGACATTTTCAAAGGCTCTCACCCCCCTAGCAAAAAAATTTTAGTCATAAATTTGGACAGTTGACCCTATCCACCGGTTCCCACGAGCGCCATTTCACTGCAAAATATTTCGACCGGGGGTAGTTTTCAGCCAACTAAAAATTTTATTTCGCTTTATTTTTGGTATCTGGATTCACTGTGTAATCAATATCAATATTCATGTTGAATATACCTACTGCTTCATCAAGCTGACTTCTTAATCTCTGGTCGATTGATATCTCATCAACTGTCACTGATCCGTTCACTACTTGTTGTTGAAACAAAGTTAACTTGTCAATCGCTTTGTCAACCATTGCAGCTATCTCTACTCGTTTAATGTCTTCACTCATTGATTAAACATCTCCCCTGTAATTCGGTTTATAGATAGTACTTTATGTGCAGGATTATCTTTATCCATATAAACAAATGTGACCACGTTAACGCCGTCGCTCCAAGCGTCGCTTGTAACATAATGAGACGTCATTGATACAACCCCTGCTTCTCGCCCTTTGATATAAAGCTTAGGAACTTCTCCGTTCAAATTGAAACTTACATCTTCTTTGGTTAATGGTTTATTCATATCCAAGATATTCTCTCGCTCTTGTTTCCATGCATCGCCGTCAAAAAACTTTTCGCAAAATTGCATGTAAAATTCATTACATTGTTCTTTGGAATGATAGACAGAGATACCTGTTGCATATCCAACAAGAGATCTTCTTATAATTTCACTAGTAGTTTGTTTAATTTGATTGAATGCCTGCGTCCATTCCTCATATCCCTTTGAAGAAAAGTTAACAGTTACATTGCCGCCATCAACAAATTGCTTAGTGAAGTTTTCATACACGACATCGCCGATTCTGTACTTAGGCAATGCTGACTTGAGACCTAAACCGTCGGCTGCCGATTTATCAACCAATAGTTTTTCACCGCCAATACCATCAGCATTAGAGGTTGTTACTACTGCTTCAGGATATAATTCCTTAATTCTAAACATTAACGATTTCATTCTCGGACCAACAATAATAGTGTACCTTCCGTCTTCAGCATATTCTTTTAGCGTTTTATAAGATGTCAAATTCATCATCCCACTTTCTTTTCTTTGTTTGTCCCCGATAGTTCATTCGATCGTGCCGCTTGTTGTGACAGTCTTTGCATAAGGTTCTCAGGTTGTCTAGGTCCAGCGCTAACTCTGGATATTGTTCCAACTCTTTGATGTGATCCACTTCCAGAATCGAATCGTATTGTGTAGTGAGTCTGCCCTCGGCTTTACACCACTGACATTCATAATGATCTCGCTCTAAACATAACTGCCTTAGCTTTCGCCACGCTGACGATCCGTAAAACCTCGATCGTGCTTGTTTAGTGGAGACATCAAGCATTTTTACCAAGCTTATCTATATAAGTACTAACAAGCGCTCGTTGAACTTGTAGCACTCCTTCAACACCTAAAGTTTTAACATCTAAGCCAAGTCGTTCTTTTAAAAACTTTGCATTGTGTGGAGCTTCGACAGTTTGTTTTTGAATGTAATACAAGAGTGAAGCAGTTTCATCCATCTTCAAACCAGCCAAGCTTATGATATTCATAAAAAGACTAGCCAATTCATCCATATCTTTTTCTTCTCTTAACTTTTCAATCAACTTAATGTAGTCATTGCTTTCTTTCACTTGATATACCTCCTTATGTTCCTCTGAATGTTTTCATCGTTCCATACTCCATGACCACAATAGCGAAGCTTGCAACCATCAATTTCGATAGGTGTGGCCTCTCGAACCATTTCGATGATAGAGTACTTGGCATTTATCTGTACTGATAAGACAATGTATGGCGGATCATCTCGACTAGGTTGCGGATATCTATTTGATAGTGAAACGTACCAGTAGTTCCTCATTATGTAACCTCTTTCCTATTGATTAACTGTAAAGATACACACCGTAAACTTAATTACTTGTTGTTCGTTAAATTTTTCCAAAATAAAAAAGCCTAGTATAAACTAAGCTTTAGCATTATTACTTTGTTCAATTTCAATCATAGATATGAATTTTTTTCCATTCTCATTAAGAGTTACTTTATCGTACATGTCCACAAAAAAGCTACCAACTTCAGGTTTTATCCGAACTTTATCAATTAATGCCAATTGATTCCATACAGATATTATTTCGCTATTTAAAATATTACCTACTATGGTAGTATATAAAATTAATCCATCAGTCAAGAGTTCATCTTTATTTTTTAGAATATAATCTAATGCTGAAAAATTGTCATCTTTAAATTCACTTAATTTTTCATATATTTTCTGTTCCTCATTAGATAAATCTCCTGAACTTTTCTTTTCCTCTAATTCTTGTAATTTTTCATTTAAAATATCAGATTGTATTTTTTTATTGGTTAACCTATCCTTAACATAACTAAAACTGAACTCCCCTATAAAGTTATCTTTAGTAACAGATAGCTCTTTTTGCATATCGATAACCTCATCTTGTCGACTAACTAACTTTACTGACAATTCTTCATTTTTTATACGCAGCTCTTCAAGCTCTTGATAATATTCACCTTTTATCCATCCGTTAAGCTTTTCTGAACTATGTTTCTCGATGTATCTAATTGAATCAGAAACTCCGCCTCTTATTTGTGCAATGTGATCTACCATAACTACAAGGGAACTTAACACTTGATTTTTAAACTCAATATATTTATCATTCGAAGTTTCTAAACGAATAGGGTTAATCTTTCCATCAGAAACCATTTCGGTTATATAATCATCAGTCAAGACAATAGAAAACATTGGCTTATCTAACTCTTTTGCTAGATTATATTCCCACTGTGTATAACTTATACCCTCTGAATTTAGCGAGCCGTATCTAGGGCCTAATATTAGCACATAAATATCTGATTCTTCTATCCACTCTCTAATCACTTCTTCCTGGGTTGGGCCAGCTTTAAATAATTCCATTCCTGCAGGTATATGACCTGCATTTAAAACCGCCGTAACAACTTCTTGTCGTTCTACAATTAAGTCTTCATAAGTTGAAGATATAAAAACTTGATATTTTTTTTCCAAAATAAACACCTCTCTTTTCCATTATTATATCAGTTATTATAAAGAAAAAAGCTGTATTTATATTTTAGAAAGGAAAAACATGTGAAATATCGCGGCACTTTTATATTTCTTTTGACACTGATAAAATATCATGTGAAAATTAAGATGTCCGTACTCTATAGTTACTTTTCGTAAGGTACTCATATGATAAAATCATAAAAAGGATGTGTAGAATGGAAAATACTATTGAAATCAATAAACTTGTTGGTGAATTAAGCAAAATCAGTAAAAACACTTCGCTTGATTCTTTTGAAAAAAGAAAGCACCAATCTTTTGTTTTCATCGCAAACTGCAATGGTCCTTCTGACGACTACAAAGACTTATTGTCCGATGTCACTCATTTATCTTTTTCAATTCAGTGTTATATAGAAGAATATGATATAGACTTAAATCAAATTGTTTTAGAATCAACAGAATTGACCGACGAATCTAAACAAGTGCTACTGTCCTATATATCTGATTTAGAGTATATAAAACCTCATGGTAGATTTATTGAATTATTACCTGGACTAGAATTCACTCCTGATACTGTAGAAGCTATTAAATCTTGGGTTCTAACTGTTGGCAGTATAGCAGGTCTTCTCGCTTTTTTACCTAAGTCTATTAAGTCTGTACAAGATATCATTTTAAAATATTATGAGATTGAAAACGCAAAAATAAAAAATCAAAAAGAGAAATTAGAATTGCTTGAAAAAAAGAAAGACCTTACTAGATCAGAACGACATAAGGTTTAAGTTAATCTTTGATTTCTTTTAACATTAAATCTTGCTTCAAATTATATTAATCACTTCATAATCAAAATAATTTGACAGACAGTAGCTTGCTGAAACAAAAATGTTTTATTTGTAACTACTGCCTATAAAAAACAAACAGCAACTATATAGAGAAATTGAAGTATTTTTGTTTAGTTGCTGTTTGTTTATTGCCGAATTCCCGTTTCTTTCGACACTAATAGAATATCATGGTGCTAGCAATGAATACATAAACTCAACGAGTGAACATCTAGTGAACATTGTTATTTTAGAATAATGATAGTTGCTCCTCATAGTCATCGCTGTTGTAGTATTCCATTTCATTTTCTTTCTTCAATCGCTCTTCTTGTCTCAGCTCGTATTCATCTAGGAACTTCAAAGTCTTTCTAATCTCTGAATGTCGTTTTCTAATATGTGACTCGCTATAGCGTAGCTCCTCCGCTATATCCTCAAGCTTCATATCGTCCACGTATTTCATCTTAACGATCTGATTATCTATTCCAGAAAAGCTGTCAATGATTAACAGCATCTCTTCCTTTTGCTCTTGTAGTATTGATAGCTCATCCTCTATCTTTTGAATGTTTTCTTCTAGCGATGAAGATCTAGAATTTTTTTCGATGCGGACGCTTGCTAAATCTCCACTTACCCATCTAGTCAGCTCAAGCTTACTTTTGTTTAGATTCCATTTAAGATACAGAATCTGCTCATCAAGCTCTTGGTAATCTTTTAACCATTGAAACCTCACAAACGCCACCCCTTATGGTAAAATAGTTTTGCGGTGCTATCTCGTTAAGAGGTGGCTTTTTTTATTTACCTTCTTTACGACCTTCATCTTTTCCGATAAAGTAACCTAGCATTAATGTCACGATCCAAAATACTACACAAACAAAAACTTTTAGAATCATTTTATTCATCTCTTTTCTTTTTTTATTTTCTGTTTCCCGTACAAATTTTCTTTCCGGAAACATATTTCGTTCGATTTTTAATACAAAAATAAAAGTTGGCTAGAATTTATCGTTCGCTTTTATTTATGTATTTAAAAAATTTTAGCTTTTTTGCAAGATTACCTAAATCAGCGTTTTTTATTTGATATAATATCTTTACAAGGTATTTTACTTGTAAATTAAATTGAGGTGATAATGATGGATTTTGAAAATTTTGAACAGAAAAAACAGACTTTATCAGATTTATTAATTGATGGTTTTAATAATGCAATCTATTCACATAAACTTTTATTTAAAAGTGAGTTAGATGACGAAAAAGAATTTGATAAGCAAAATGACCTAATGTGCGCCTTAACGTATTTAAATCAAGCTCATACCTGCTTTACAAATGCTTACACCTTTATTGCTCTTAACGATGAGCTTCTTGGTGGTCGTCAAGAATTTGAAAAGTTATTAAATCAATTCACTATATTTAATACAGAATTCTTAACTAATGTACGAACTAACCATAGTCATCAATGGAGTGATATCGAATTTAGACATTTAGTAGATTCCTTTGAAGCATCAAGTGTTTTATTAAATGGCCAAGAAAGGATACAATACCTGATTAACGAGGCTAAAAAATAGATAGTAATTGCTTCCCAGCCGACCTTACACGTCGGCTTTTTTGTTTTCCTAGCATTTCTAATTATTAGCTGACCAACTAGCATCCGTTACGCGATATTCTTTTTTTATCTGTTTCCTCCCACTTAGTAATAAGCATCGGTTCCGGCATAATCTGATCGTCTTTCAAAAATTCATTTGAGTAATGCTTTCGTAGCTTTTTGTTATTGGTAAATGTTTTCAGCAACCACTGACTTGCTTCGCTTTTGTCCTTGCCAGTGAAATAAATTTTTCCAGTTCGTATTCCTGCAACTTGAATCACCTTGTTCACCTCAAATCATTTTTTCGTTGATTAAATGGATCAGCAACAAACTGATATCAATAATCTTTTGATCCGTTATTTCAGCGACTACACTTGGTTTCACTCCTTGAGAAAAGAGCAAGCGGGCTTGCTCTATCTCTTCATCCGTCCACGTGAATTTTGCATTCTCAAGGATGATATTGTATTCTTTCAAACGCATTATTCTTCAGGGAAAATGATGTCATCTTTTGATTTGGACCAGCTATCCGCAAATGGCGCAAAATATTGGCGTGCTAATTCGATTTGATCGATTAAAGCAGTCTCAGACAATTCATGATCAGCTGCAATTTCATTCAGGTTGTCGCCTTTCTCCAAACGAATTAGAACGTCTCTAATATTCACAGTTACATTTTCAGGTAGTTGTAGGGTTGTAGCCTTTTTAATAAATTCATCAACGGTTTCTTTTGGTACAAGGAATTCAATATTTTCAACTTCTTCTACACCATCGCCAATATCCAAAGAAGTTTGCTCTTCTTTTAGTATTTCAATTGTTCCGTCAGAATTAACTACGTATTCAATATTTGGTTTTTTCGTTTGTTTATTTATCGGCAAAGTATATCCGATTGTTTCTTCACTTATAATCACTGTCACAACTTTGTTAGAAAATTTCCTTAACTCATCTAATTTTCCGTCTAAGCTATTATTTTTAACTTCAAGGGTAATTTTCGTTAATTCCTCATTTGCGATATTAATTGATTTTACTTTTGGTCTGAAATTTACTTGTTTAGCCATTTTGCTTCCCCCCATATATTTGATTTTACTTTCCTTCAGTATCTAGAATTACGCTCGCTATAACACACATTGAGTCCGATGATGTCGATACATGTAGCGACTTGCCTTTCTCGTATTTAAGTCCATCGATCACGACTTGTTCTGGTTCATCACCATGCGCTTTTGATATAGCCATTATTATTTTCCCTAGGTCATTAACTTTCATCGCTTCGCCTCCTCGACTTGCTTTTTTCTTCGTTCCGCTTGTCTTTTTCGTTGCTGTCTTGCCGATTCAAAACAATCGACTTCGATAAACTTATTTATTTTCGAGTCAAACTTTGCAAAGATGACTGGAAAACCGTAGCGATGTGCAAACATCTTCATTTTCAACATGGAGATTGCATCTTGATAACCTTTGACATCAATCACTTTTTTCACATGACCGTTCTCGTAAATTACGAAATCAGCTCTATAATGGATTGGTGCGATCTTACGACCATTACATAGAAATCCTTCTTGAAGCAATACATTCTCCTGCATCGAGCAATAAGTTTCTGATAGAGGCATGAAACTCATGCCGTTTCTTTTTAACTTCATGTAATAACGTGCTTCTGCTTTTGAATCAAACATGATGCCGTCTACTTCGTGCTTTTTGTTTCCGTATTTGCTTCTTGTTGCCATTGGCTATGCTCCTTTTTTAATCTGGCGATGCGGTCTTTCACTTTCTCACCATTCCTATTACAAGCTGGACAAGGTTCGCAAGTTGACCAACCAAGCGATGTCTTGTACCAAATCATCAGTTCGTCATTACATCTTAAACAAGTCATTTTGCACCTCTTATCCAGTCTTGATTGCTTTTCTTTGGTGTCACTTCTTTCTGGGCAACTACGACTTTAGTTTTTGCATGCTTCCGCTCACGCTTAATTGTCTTGAATATTTCGCCACCACAGGTACTCGCAACTAGTTCAGCAGCTTCGTAGCTCTCGTGGTGATGTGCATGCTCTGCTGAAATGACACCTTTTCCATTTTTGTCTAAGTAACACATTTTCTTTACTACAAATGTCACACTGGATTCCTCCTCTTGTCCTCGGTATTTTTGAATACTGCAACGTTGCCTTTCGTCCCATTCATTACACGAGAGAATACACGCTCGCCGTAGGCATTTTTTAATTGTTTCGACGATAAATTAGTCGTGAAGATGGTAGCTTTGCTTAAACGAGCTTCTGTGAGCGATGTAAGCACATCGACATCATAAGAAGTTGCTTGATTATTTTCTTCCATTCGCCCGAGTTCAGCGCCTAAATCATCAATCACAACAAAATCCGATTTTTTTATTTCAGCCATCAATGAACCTGTGATTGCTTTTCTTGCTTCTGCATCATTCATCGCAAACTTTAATTGTTCTAATAGTTCTCGATAGCTGATAAACGAACAAGATATTTTGTAATTTGATTTTTTCATCACTTCTTGAATCACTGCAGCACCTAAATGTGTTTTACCCGAACCAGGTCTGCCAGTAATCACTGCGTGGATTGTGCTACCGTCTACAATTTTTGTAGCCCATTCTTGAGCCATCTGTTTCGCTTGAAAGGTTTCAGCATCAATAGTTTTGTAATTATCGAAATTAAAGGTCCAAATGTCATCATCTGTTACCATCGAGCTATTCAACATTCGGTTGATTGCATCTTTTTTCTTCGCCTCATTTGCTTTTAAAATAGCTTGTTTCTGATTCTTCGAAACCATTTCCCGATAGCCACAAGATTTGTTAATGCAAGTCGGTCCACATCGATCCGTGCCATCTTTGTTCTTCGCTTTCCAAACATATAAAGAATCACTGCAGTTGGGGCATTTGGATTCTGTGATAGTTAGTCCACCATATTGCGCTGCCATTGCGCTTAGTTTTTTATCCATTACCATTCCTCACCTGTTTCTGGTAAATCTTCAGTTGCAATTGTTTGTTGCTTTCGTTTATCTTTTTGAGCCGTCATCGTGTCAAAATGTTTCCGTAGACTAGTGGGGGATAGAATCACACTGGACCAGAACTCATGGCTAGTTGCCCAAACAATCATGTCTTGAACTTCTTTTCCGGTCCGCTTATCTGATTCAATAGTCAAACGAATTGTATTTGCCCATTTATCCAAATCAGGTTCTTTGATGTTTTGATTTTTTCGAATGAGTTTTAATAAAAGAATCGCTAATTTTTTATTTGGATCATCGTCTGCATACGCTCGTGATTTTCGAGTGTTGCGAGGATTATTATTCTTATCATTCTTATCATTCTTATCATTCTTGTTTGTTGTCACTGGCTTGTCATTCGATTGTCCGTCGCTTGTCACTGGCTTGTCACTCGATTGATAGTCAGACCAATTTATTATTGTTATAACGCTATATCTAGCGTTCGATTGGATTGTCAATAATTCTTCATTTTCAAATTTCTTAAGCCATCTCCATAGCGTTCGCCATGCAATTGCTTTGTCACTCGGGACTCCTTCGTTGTACTCTTTTGCTATTGCATGGGCTCCTGTGACGAATTGTCCGCTTGTCAAACGTACTTCTTGACCGTTAAATAAAAATTTTCTATCTTCATGACTAGCCTTCATTAAACACAATATCCATAGCTTGAACATATCGGAATTGGTCCAAACGAATGAACTAGTCACTTTACGGTATAACTTGATGTATCCTAGATTCATTCGCAAAGCACCTCCGTTTAAAGATCGTCCATGCTAGTGAATCCAGTAATTGAAAGGTTACCTCGACAATACTCGCACGTACCGCAAGGTATCGGCCTTTCTTCGCCATTTTTCACTCTGACAATTCGTTCAATTTTTTCTTTTAGCATGATTAGCTCGTAGTTCATCTTGTCTTGATCAATCGTTATCAACCTTGCTTCGCTAGGCATTTGTTTAGAAACTGCTGCAATGATTGGCATGAACGTCTTTCCATATTGTTGTAAAAGAAGCTCTTGATAGATTGCCATTTGAAGCGCATATCCAAAGTTGACGATAAACGTTTCTCTTGATCCGTAATTTTCGTTCCACTTGCGTTCATGCATATCTTTCGTCGTTTTAATATCAACGAAATATCCTTCTTCAACATTTAGACAATCAATCTTGCCTTTCCATGTCGTCCCAAACAATTCACCAGTTACAATCGTTTCTTTCTCGCCTTGATAGATATTCATGAAAGCATCTTCTTGTTTTAGTCGATCAATCATTTGTTCAGCAATCTGGAAATCTTTTAATAGTCCAAAAGGCTTGCGACTAGAAAACATCTTTGATTTATTTTCTTCTTTGAATGATTCGTGTACCTCTTTTGATTCAAAATACGAATGCACGTAATTCCCAACTAGCAAAGCTTTAGGATCAGATATCGGTTGCCAATCGCCTTTGAGTTTTGCTAATGCAGCCACTTCGCATTTCAAAAACAATTTATATTGTGACGTTGACATGTACTGCCAGTCAGCTTCATTTGAATAGTAATTCTCATCAGAAAGGATAGTCATCGTCATCGAATTCTTCGACATCGTCTACACCTTCCTCACGTCCGAAATTTGGAACATCTAATAATTCTTCTTGAATCGGTTCGCTCACTGCTTCTTTTATGATTGGATGAGCTTGTTCGATTTCTGGATGACCAGGTACGTTCGCAATACGAGTGTTTTCCTCTTGAATATCGTCAGGGATCATAATCTCTTCTGCTTCTTTTTGAATTGGTTCAGCCTTCTTGTTGGAGAACAGCTTCTCTTCAAGTGCTACAACCTGTTTAGGCTGTGGTGTAACATCTTTACGCTCATCATCGAATTCATTTTCTAAAGTGTCTTTTGCTGCTTGAACTAATAAATCATTGTCGTTACTTGTGTTGATCAATGATTTAGCTGCTCGATTGATTACCGTTCGTTTAGCCATCTCCTCCGGAAATTCTTTTTGAGGTCCTGAGCCTTTCATTTTGGATTTCGCCCAACTTTGATCGATTTGTTTTTTCGTCATGACTGTCGTAATTTCTTTGCCATTTGCTAACTTGATAACTACATAAGCCGCAACAATTTCATTGTCTAAATTCTCGAATTTCGTTTCGTGTTTAGTGACAACCATGTTTGGTCCATTCATGCCAACTTGAAAATCATCACCTTGTCGCACTACAACTGGAGTAATATCAGCTCCGCCAGTCACACGATCAAGAACTGCCATCGTTCCAAAATACGAACGCATCAGCTGAACCTTGTTTCCATATTTGATGAAATAGCATTGTTTTTTCGCTGGAGATAACCCTTGAATGACCATATCTAGAAGCGCATTAGAAATCGATGTTTTCATTTCCTGATTAGATGCCGCCATCTGTAACAGATTTCCGCCTGTATTATTTGTCAGTTCGAAAAAAGCGCTCTTCAAAGCGTTTTGTGGACTATATCCTGGTGGCATCTCTAAGCCTTGTTCTCGAAGCCTTTCTAGGTTTCCAATCACCTGTTCATCTAGTGAGCGTTGTGTTGTTTGTGTTAAATCATTAGCCATATTTTATTCTCCTTTGTTTTGCTATACTTATTTTGAAAGTGAGGCGATAAAAATGTATAAATTGAAAAAAGACAACTATAATGAGCTTTCTGGAATCTGTGGATTAGTGATGCAGAACATTAAAGATTTAGAGGAAGGAAGTAAAATGGATTTATTCGATCCTCGCATTAGTAATGAAGAATATCATTTATACTCATCTGTTCTTAAAAGCTATAACTCTTTAGGAAATCAGTTGCTCAGTAATTGGGAAACTTTAAAATTTGACGATATAGACGCTTTTTTCACTAAACTGAGTACGTATATTAAATACTTAGATTTGTTCATAAAAGAACCAACCATAGAAAAGCAATGGAGACTGACAAGTTTTTACAGTAGCTTGGATGAACTCAATCAAAAAATTTAAGATCATCATCTGCAAAAACAATCAGGATCGCATCTGTCATAATTTGTCCAATATAAAAATTTGCATCGTGTTCGTCGGATGGAATTCCCCTTCTAAATTCAACTAACTTTTTGTGTAAAAAAACCAGTTCTTCTTCTTTCATCGAGGGAAGAAGTTCTTTCTTTATTGCTAAAACTTTATTGAAAAACTCTTTGCTTAGTTCGCATAATTCTTTTTTTAATTTTTCTGGCAACTCGGGATCGATTGTTAACTCTACTCTTTTTAAATCTTCCCGCGTTACTCTAATAGCCTCTTCTTCCTTTTTGGGTTCATTATTAGTTGGTTCAACTTGCTTTTCTTTAAACGGATTCTCCTTTTTCAATAAGTTTTGATAAAAACTTTCACCCACCATAATGAGAGCCTTTCTTGCTTGGTCATAACTTGCTCCATTTTCTTTTACGGCAGATTTTATTTGTTCGAACAATTCCATTGTTTTTTCATCAGCGATGGTTACTCGACTTCTTAGCGAAGGATTTGATGGATTAAAACCATCGAAATTTAATCGTTTAATATGATTCTCGATATCTGAATCAATGCGTACAGCCTCGTCTATATTGAGTTTCATTTAAATTCCTCCTAATTCAATTTTTGGATAATGTCGCTGGATGTACTCCAGAATGTCCTCTTCTTGTACGTAGCCATCTTCAGTTAAGTAGCAAGTGTCACCTTCATAAATAGGGTTGTCTTGCCAATCCGCAGCTACTGGCATAGTCGTTTTTGGTTGTTGCCTTGCACCTAATGAATCAAAATCATTCATGTTTTTCACCAGAGTAATAGATCATTTTTCTTAGATCATTTTCAAGTTCTTCAATACGTTTCTCCACTGATTCGATAACAAGCTTCCTTATTTCTTCTTGAATATCTTTGATGCCTAAGTCGCCTTCAAGCTGAACTTTGTGCCATCTACTTTGCATTTCATCTTGAAAAAAAGATCTTCCTAAATATTGTGTTGGAATACCGACCTCAATATCAGTCATCAGCTCATTAAGGTTGTTCAATGCCGGTGACTTAAAACTGATAAGTAGGTCTTCTGCTTCGTTGATTTGATCAATAATATGCTCCATTTTTAAAATTTGTTTTTTGGCTACATCCTTAGCACTCATTTACTTACCTCCTAAAATTCCCAATATAGTTTCAACGTGTCATTGTCTTGTTCAATGCTAGATACACCCTCTGTTTCTAATGCTGCTAAAAATGAAGGTGTCAATCCTTTTGAGCGGATCGTGCAACTCGTTTGACCATAACTTGCAGCAGTCAAAATCTTTTCTTGGATATCTTGTTGAGCTTTGTTCATCATTGCTTCGAAGACTTCATCGCCTAAACCTTTAACGGAGATCATTTGCGGACACCTCTTATTTCTTTAGCTAGTTCCTCGAAAAAGCCTATAAAGTCATCAAATATTTTTTCTGCATCCTCGTCAGTCATTTCTTGTTCAATGCCGAATTTCTCACAAAGATTTCGATGTCCCGGACAATCGCAATCGCTCTGTTGCAGTACTTTTTCCATTTGTTCGTATTGTTCTAGAACTCCTATACCTGTCAACAATTCGTGACCGCCTCGGGCGATAGCTATGTTTCCTTCTGAATCTACGATGCTTAGTGACATACCTGCATTTTCTGTTTTTAGCTCATCTACTAACTCTTTAATTAAATTTTTGATTTTTTCGTTCATTGTGATAAACTCTCCTTGTAATTAGTATTTTTCAGGACACGATCATGCTTGCCGGCGGTCGTGTCTTTTTTGTTTCTGATTAGAAACATCTAGCCAATTGATCAGAAACAAACAAATGCTATAGATTACGCCAAATAGCAAATTAAAATGTGTAATAGTAACCAACATCGCTAACATAAATCCAACAATTATAACGTCTGATTTATTCATTTTTTATATCCTCCATTCAAATATCTAAACAACGCTATACTGCTAAATCGCCACTCTCTTCCAACTTTTGCTGCAGGAACTTTTCCTAGCTCAGCATCTTTAGTTAGTGTTCTTGTGGTAGTTTTCAAGTAGGCAGCAGCTTCTTTGGTATCCCAGATTTCATTTTTTATCTCAGCCTCTGCTAAAGAAGCTTTGAGATCTGTGATGTTAACTAAAGCTAGATTTGTCATTTTCCTACCTCCTGTTCTCTATAACTCATACATAGCAATAATTGAATCGATAATTTTGTTAGCTTCAGCAGAAGTTCTTTTGCCACTTAAAATTAAGGATAAGTAGCTTTTGTCGATATTGAATCTATCTGCAAGCATGGTGTAAGTTAAGAACTTTGAACTTTCGACATATTCTTTGATTTTTTCTCTATCTCGTTGAGTGATTTCTGCAATGTCAGTCATACTAAAACTTCTTTCTAACCAATTTCCTCTAAATCCATTTGAGGGTAATATCCTTCTTTTTTTAGTAATTCGTAGATAAATAGACGCCCTTTCTGTGTCCATTAGGTATTCATTACAATTTTAGTGCCGCCATCGGCTTTCGGAATCTCACTTGTGTGCGATTTTGTGTATCCTTGGTTCATGTGTTTTTTGCACAATAACCATTGGTTACCGACTTTTTTCTGAATACCTAGTTTATGAAGTAATTTATTCATCTGTTGTGGAGACATCCCATAATCTGCTGCAATCTGGCTAATTGTTACTGAATCTGTAGAAGATAATATGCTATCTAAATAGGAGATTTTGGGTTCGTATTCTGCTATTTTTTGTTCAGCTATCAGTCTTCCAGTTCTTTCTTCTTTTAGTTGAGTTGCTAATTGAATGATCGTATCTGGATTAAGCAAAGCTTCTTCTACTTTTTCTGGAGTTAGATAACCTCCATTTTTTCTGATTGCTGGCAACACTTCGCTTGTTACCCAACGTTTAAATTTTTTAGCAGAGGGAAGTTTTGATTTTAAGATTAAACTGTAAAGGCCTGACTCGTTGATGATTGTCATATTACGATTTTGACCTGATGCACTAATTCTGTGCATTAGCTTATCCTCTTCATCAACATGATTTCTGACAGCGTTGTCTGCGCGTTCATATCCAAGAATTTCGGCTACATCTTTTCCTACGAAATACGGTTCATCATTTACTAAAATTGTCCGAACTTCGTTTTGTTCGAAGTTAAAAATTTATGGTGTATTCATTTTTTACTTTCCTTTCTTGTTTTTATCTCAAATAGAGATATTTGATTTTAAAAAAATAATTCTGATACTTTTTTGTTAAAGTTTTTTGCCAAAATGTACATTTCATAATCATGGAATGGATACTCGCCTTTTTCTTTTAACTCATATTGACGTCTTTCCAAACCAATCAAATCAGCTACGTAAGATGTAGTCCATTCATTTGCAAGCCTAGCTTTTTTGAGTTTTAACTTCGGCTTCAAAAACTCAACTCTTAAGTTTTTCTTTTTTTCCATCGTACTCATGTAATCGCCTCCTTCATTTGATAAATCAATAATATCTCATATTGAGATATATTTCAATAGCTTTTTATCACTTTTTGAGATATTTTCATTTACACGTTTATCGCAATGTGATATTGTTATCTCATGAAGGAGGTGCCTTTAATGAAGAAAAATATTTTAGGTTCGGTTATAAAGGACGCAAGAAAAAAGAAAAAACTTACTCAAGAACAACTTAGTAAATTAACTGGCTACAGTCAAAATACTATATCTAACCATGAAAACGGAAACCGATCCCTAGATGAAGATAATATCAAAACTTATGCAACGGCTTTGGATTTAACTCCGGACGATCTTTTTGAGGCGTTAGATATTAAAAATTCTCTAGAAAACAAAATGATGATTATCGATAAAAAACAAACTAAAATAGATAATTTATTAGATTTGTATAGCCAATTGGAAGAGTCTCGCCAAACAAAAGTCTACAACTTTGCGGAATATCAATTGAGAGAACAAAACAAACGTCCGAAAACTACAATTGAAATTCGAGGTTATGTGTCCGCTGGAACAGGTGAATGGCTAGAAGATGAAATTGTGGACGAAGTAAGTTATGAAGGCGTGATACCTGAACATGATTTCGCAGTTAAGGTAAACGGTGATTCAATGTTACCGCTTTTCGAAGATGGACAAGTTATCTTTATTAAAAGCACATCAGATGTGCGTGATGGTCAGATAATCGTATGCCAAGTAAATAATGAAGCGTTTGTTAAAAAACTGTCAGGTAACAAGCTAGTGAGTTTAAATAAAAAGTATGAGGATATATCAATCTGTGATACAGATGATTTTAAAATTTATGGCGTAGTCGTTTTATAAAAAAATACCCCAGTCGAAGTTGGCGCTTCGGCTAGGGTTACTCGTTTATGAGGTTCACTGTATAAAATAATTATATCAGAATGGAGAGAAAAAGTGTATGGCTAAAATTGTTAAGTTGGAGCAGGCAGAAGTTATAATTGCAACAGATGAAAAAGAAATTATTCGTGTGCCTTACGAAGAATTGGATTGGAGACCAGAAGTCCACGATGAAGTCGAGGTTTTCAAAGATGGTGACAGTTTAATAATTACAAGAGTTAAGAATAATTCTAATTCTGCTGAAGATAAGATTCATATTAATATCGTTAATGATAATACACAAAATCAGCAAGTAAGTACAATTCAATCAGGAAGAGTAGTAAATAAATTAGTATATGTTCTTTTAGCGCTATTTCTTGGTGGGCTGGGTGCTCATAAGTTTTATAGTGGAAAAACATTCATGGGAATTTTATATCTTGTATTTTCTTGGACTTTCATACCATCTGTTTTAGGACTTATTGAAGCTATTATCGGTGCTTTAAAACCTTCTGACTCAAACGGAAATATTGTATTTTAAAAAAACACGCCCTCTCCCCTACCAAGTTTGAGTGACGTGAGCTATTAGACCTATATAGTAGGCTTCTTTATAGTTCCTATTGTATCAGAGAAAGAGAGCTGATTCAATTATGTCAGAAGTAACAGGATACTTAGAACAAGTAGACAATGAAACATATAGACTAAGAGCTGTATTAGGGTACAAACCTGATGGCTCGGCAAAAAGAAAAAGCAAAACTATAAAAGCGAATAGTAAAAGAGCGGCATATAAAGAATTGAACATCTGGTTAGAGCAATTCGAAGGAATGACCGATGATTCGTTGGATTTGTTCAATATAACTTTTGGTGAATTTTATAGAAAAATATGGCTTTCAGAGGCCGAAAAAAATTTAGAGCCAAAGTCTTATCATAACTATAAGCGAATGATCGAGAATAGATTTCTTGATAAATTTGATTTTATCCCTCTAATCGATATCAAACCATACATGATAAAGAAAATTGTTGTTAATGCTCAAAGAATCAATACAAAAGATCCTGGAAGAAACTCTGATAAACCTTTATCAAGAAATACAAAGCTTCGTATGTTATACGCCGTTAACAACTTATTTTTGATGGCTAAAAATGAGTACGGAGCAATTAAAGAAAATCCTGTGGAAAATGTAAAAATACCAAAAGAAAAAGGCGTAAAAAAGAATATCGAAGAACCTTATTCGGAAGAAGAAATTCATGCAATGCTAAAAGCAGCATTTGAGGAAAACATAGAAATTAAAACTTTAATTGTTCTAGCATTTATTACAGGAGCAAGACAAGGAGAAATTGCAGCTTTAGAAGAAAAAGATATTGACTTTGACAAACAAGAAATAAGATTTCATCAGCGGATTTCAGAAGTGGATGGAAAATCAGATATTCGGTTGCTGCCAGGTTTGAAAAATGATGATGATGAAAAATTAGTAACCGGTCCTGCTTATCTATTTGATATGTTAGATGAATTAATCAAAGAGAATAAAAAAATTCGTTGGAAATTAAATATAAAGAAATTAAGACACTATTTTATATTTGATACAAAACAAGATGGAACTTTGCCACGTGGAAGTTATTTGTATAAGAAGTTCAAACGATTCACCAAACGTCACAATTTGCGTCACATTCGTTTTCACGACATTAGACATACATCAGCTACCTATTTGCTTAGCGATCCTAATATGACTCCAAAAGAGCTTCAAAAACGATTAGGACACCGAGATTTTAATACTACAATGAATGTTTATGGCCATGTCTTACGCAAAGAAAAAGATACAGCAACTACAGCGTTTGAAAAACTATTAAAAAAAGATATAAAATAACATTGAAAAATTATATTTTCGGGTATAAACTCGGGTAGGATATATAAAAACTTGGGGTAATTTGCGGTATATAAGCATGTATAAATGCTGCAAATTCGCTTATCTTCATTTAAAATACCATTAAATAACGAACTCTTAATCAGCGGGTCGCGGGTTCGAGCCCCTCACGGCCCATTGGGTGCCAAACCCACGTCACCAGTACACTCTTGGCTACTTCGGTAGTTTG